TGCAAAACGTCTCCTCACCCGCCACGAGCGACCCATTCCTCGGCGGCGCAGCGATCCGCTGGAATGGAACCGCCGAACTTTTCCCCGCGTCACCCGGCGATCAAATGGATTTAGTGAATTCACCCAATACCACTGCATTGAGCGCGCTTGCGACGGCGATTTGGAATGCGCTCACCACTGCATTCACCACCACCGGCAGCATCGGCAAGAAACTGGCTGGTTGGATCGTCAACTCCAACGGCACCGTCCCCGCCACCGATGCCAGCGGCAACTCCCTGGCCACTGCCGCCGAAATCGCCGCGCTGCCTGCCGATATTCTGGCCACACCCGCGCATCTTCTGGCCACCGATTCCAACGGCGCGGTGACGATCGGATCGCTCAGTTCCACCGCTCTGGCCGCCATCACCGGCGCCGGCAGCGGCCCGATTCCCATCAACCAAAACACGGGTGGAACCGACAATCTCCGATACATCGACTCCTCCGGCAACGGCGTCGCCGACGCCAGCATCCTGATCTACAACGCCACCGATTGGCCGGCGAATCCGAGCCAAATCCAAGCCACCGCCGTCACCGGTCCCGATGGCCGCTGGCTCGCCCCGGCGTTCGTCGCACACGGAACATTCGTCGCCGTCTTCACCAAGCCTGGAGCGGATGGGCCGGATGTGTCGGGGGCGTTTACCATTTGAGGAAAGTTTCTTGGGTGGGGGAGAATGACAAGGTGACAAGGTGAGGGGGTGACAGGGTGATAAAACACGCGCGCATTTTCACCCGCTCACCTTGTCACCTTGTCACCTTGTCATCCGTTCCAAAAAGGCCACCACCATGCCCATCACCGCCACGCCCATTACAACCTCCTCCGCCGTCGGGCAATTTGCTGCTCAGGCGGACATCGAATCGCAATTCGGCATCGACAACGTCCGCGTCTGGTCGCAGCTCGACAACACGCAAACCACTGCTGATACCGGACGAATCCAGAGCGCGCTGAATTACGCCGATGCGAAAATCCTCGGCGTATTCGCTAACTTCGGCAATTACGCCAAGCCGTTCACGCCGCTGGGGACGGATGCGACGATCGTCACGAGATGGGCCGCCATTCTCGCCGGTGCGTGGCTCTACCAGTCGCGCGGCCTGCGCGATCAGGACCCCGATGGCGATCATATCGCCAAGCTCGCAGCCGCCGTCGAAACAGAAATGCTCCAGTACCGCGCAACCGAAAAGCTCAACGCCGTCCGCCGCTGGCCGACAGCGACTTCGCCGACGGCAGTTTGAGGATGACAAGGTGACAAGGTGACCTGGTGACAAGGTGACCAAAGGCGCATGATTTTTTCACCTTGTCACCCCCTCACCTTGTCACCTTGTCAAATTCGATGATCACGCAAACCATCCCCATCTCCGAGCTGCATAACGATCCCGCCAACGCGCGGCGGCACGATCAGCGGAACATCGACGCCATCATGGCGAGCCTGGCCCGCTTCGGGCAGCAGAAGCCGATCGTCATCGACTCGCGCAACATCGTCCGGGCCGGCAACGGCACGCTGGCGGCCGCCAAAGCACTCGGATGGAAAGAGATCAGCGTTGTGAAATCCGATCTCCCGTTGGCGGAACTCACCGCTTACGCCATCGCCGACAATCGCACGGCTGAGCTTGCCGAGTGGGACAACGACGCCCTGGCCTTGCTCGCCGCCGATGGCCAGCTTGCCGATCTTGGCTTCGACGATGCGGAAATCAAAAAGATTCTCGACGATCACGACCCGCAGAAAGATCTCAACGATTCCGAGCGAATCCACCAAGCCCACGAAGTTGTGGTCGAATGCCGCGATGAAGAGCAGCAGCAGGAATTGTTCGAGCGATTCACCGCCGAGGGGCTGACGTGCCGACTGTTCACGCTGTAAATTCCTGTGAAATCACACCGACATTCCGCGTTCGCCAGGTGCAGGGGATGTTCGATCTCCCGGCCGATGCGGGATTGAAATCTGATTTCACAGTCGAAATTCCCGGACCGCATGAAGACTGGCAAATCGGCCTGATCGTCGGGCCCAGCGGCTCCGGCAAAACCACTGTCGCCCGCCAGGCCTTTGGCGATCGCCTGGCGCGCCATTGGGATTGGCCTACAGATCGAAGTCTTCTCGATGGATTTTCGCCATCGCTGGGAATAGCCGAAATCACCGGGCTTTTGAGCAGTGTGGGATTCAGTTCCCCGCCCGCGTGGGTTCGGCCATTTTGGGCGCTCTCCAACGGGGAGCAATTCCGCGCAAGCCTCGCCCGCGCCCTATCTGAAATGCCGGATTTGGCCGTTGTCGATGAATTCACCAGCGTCGTGGACCGCACGGTTGCCCAGATCGGTTCCGCCGCCGTCGCCAAGGCGGTTCGCCGGCGCAATCAACAATTCGTTGCCATCAGTTGCCACTACGATGTGCTGCCCTGGCTCCAGCCGGACTGGATTTTGGACATGGCCGATGGAACGCTCAGCCGGGAGCGGCTTCGGCGACCGGACATCGAATTGCAGATCATCCGCTGTCATTCGTCCGCGTGGCGGATTTTCCAGCGTCATCATTATCTGAGTTCTGATTTGAATCCCGCTGCCAAATGTTTCATCGGATCAATTCATTCCCGGCCCGCGGCATTCGTCGGCGTGTTGCCATTCCCGCATCCAACCTGTTCCGGCTGGCGCGAGCACCGCTGCGTCTGCCTGCCGGATTTTCAAGGTCTGGGAATCGGCAACGCCCTGAGCGAATTCGTCGCCGCTCTCTTCGCCGCCACGGGAAAACCGTACACCAGCGTCACCAGTCATCCAGCGATGATGCGGCACCGCGCCCGCTCGCCCGTCTGGAGAATCGCCCGCACGCCGTCCCGGTGTCGCGGGCAAAGCTGGCGGCGTTTGACCGCCAGCTTTCGATACATTGGCCCCCCGCGCCGGGAATTGGCAGCGCGATTTGGAATTGCATTGAAGCGATGATTCTCAAGGCCGTCTATCCATGGATCCGCTCGATCCCGACCATCTGCGTTCGCTGGGCATCATCGGCTCGCCGGATCAGGAAATCGCTGATTCGCTCGGTATTTCCGTGGAAGATTTGCAGCCCATGGCCGATCTTCTCCGCAAGGCCCGGGCCGATCGGCGAATCGCGCTGCGGCGAGCGCAATTCAAAAATGCAATCGGAGGAAACACAACCATTCTAATTTTCCTCGGCAAACATGAACTCGGACAAATGGAACCCGCCGGCGAATCCGAGGAAAACCCATGGGCCAAACCATGGATGGACGAGAAGATGGGTTGACCTCCGCCCGCATGAAGAGCAACTTCGGCTCTGGAACAACCGGGCGAGATTCAAAGTCGTCCCCGCCGGCCGGCGCAGCGGAAAAACCGAGCTGGCCAAGCGGCGATTGATAGAGCATTTGCTGGGGCGTCCGACCTGGCACGGCAGGCCGCCGCGTCTCTTCGCCGCCGGTCCCACGCGCGATCAGGCCAAACGCATTTACTGGGATGATTTAAAATCGCTCATGCCCCGGAAAGCCATCGGATCTATCAGCGAAAGTGAGCTGCGAATATCGGCGATCAGCGGCGGGCAGATTTGGGTGCAGGGGCTCGATGTTCCGCAGCGCATCGAGGGCACGCCGTGGGATGGCGCGATCATCGACGAGTTGGCCAACTGCCGGCCGGGAACGTGGGACCATCACATCCGCCCGTCGCTGGCGGATCGCAAAGGGTGGGCGTGGCTGATCGGCGTTCCGGACATGGATGCGCCGGGGCAGGTGGAATACGAAGCGATGGTGCAACTGGCGCTCAGTGGCGACGACCCGGAATGGGCGTGCTTTTCCTGGCCCTCGGCCGACATTTTGCCGCCGGAGGAAATCGAATCCGCCCGACGTCGGCTCGATCCGCGCATCTTTGAACAGGAATATCTCGGCAAATTTGTCATCGCGCGCGGTCGGGCATTCGCGGAATTTGATCCGCTCGTTCATGTGAAATCGGCCAATTACGATCCATCGCTGCATCTCTGCTGGGCGCTGGATTTCAACATCAACCCCATGTGCAGCGGCGTGATTCAGCACGATGGAAACCTGGTGCGCGTGATCGACGAGCTGACACTGCCGGATACTTCAACAAATGACGCTTGCACCGAATTTCTTCGCCGAGCCCAGCAAAATGGCTGGAACCTCAAAGACATGCACATTTACGGCGACGCCAGCGGCAATTGCCGCGACAGCACCAGTGGCACCAGCGATTGGATCATCATCCGCAATCGCCTGAAAGATTTGAGCGCGGTGTTCAAAGTTCCTCGAGCCAATCCGCCGGTGAAGGACACGATCAATGCCTTGCGCTCCAAGCTGAAAAACGCTGCGGGGGAATCGAGTCTGATCATAGACCCCAAATGCGGCCGGCTGATCGAAGACCTCCGCACGACGATTTGGCCAGGATCATTGGACGAGCAGCATGCGTTGGCGTGGATGAGGTATTTTGTCGTGGCCGAGTATGCGGTCAGGTTTGAACAGAGTTCGATCACGGGGACGATCTCGTTCTCCACATAATCAATAAGCATTCCCGTAATTCTGAGGAAATCACGTGTCCCAACTTCCCCCCACATCCGCCGGCGAGCAAACCTCCGATCAATCCCGCGTCGGCATTCCGGGTTTCAGCGCTGCGGGGCTTTCGGGATTCTTCCCCGCGCCGCCGGGGACGTATCAAACGTATCGGCAGATCTCAGCGCATCCGACGGCGGCGCTGGTGCGCGGAATCATCGCCGCGCCGATTGTCGCCAATGCCTGGCGATTCCGAAAAAGTGGGCCGGATGTGCCGAATGAGTGGATGAATTTTATTTCCAGCGTGCTGACGCCACTGCGACAGTCGATTGTGACTGATGCGCTGCGCGCCCTGGAATTCGGCTGGGCGGGTTTCGAGAAAATCTGGGACATCGTCAATGGCCGACGGATTCTTCGGCGGCTCAAGCCGCTGCTGTGGGATTGCACGGAAATCCTGGTCGATGCGCATGGAAACGCGGTTGGCCTGCGGAATCAACCAGCAGGCGCTTCGGCCATCGATCTGACCGGATCGAAATTCTTTCTCTATGTGTTCGACAGCGAGGCGGGCAATCCGTATGGACGCTCGCGGCATGAGAACATTCGCCAGGCGTGGAGCGAAAGCGAGCAGATTCGCCATCGTCTGGCACAGTACATGAAAAAGGTGTCGGGCCTGGTGGTGCAATTGCATTATCCCGAAGGCACCAGCCGCGACGCCGCCGGCGCTGAGCGGCCGAATCAGTGGCTGGGGCAACAGGTGCTCGATGCTGTGTCGGCCGGCAAGAGCGTGATGTTCCCCAACGGTTTCGCCGCCGGGAGTGATCCACAAACAAGTTACGATCTGGCCGGCAAAAGCCCATGGCAACTCTCCACGCTGGAGGCCGGCGGGGCCGACCATTCTCCCGGCATGAAACTCGTGCTGGATTATTATGACGCCCTGATCTTCCGCGGCTGGCTGCGTCCGGAGCGCGTGGGGCTGGAATCGCAACATGGAAGTCGGGCCGATGCCCAGACGCATACGGACACGGCACTGCTCGATTCGGAACTGATCGACCGCGACATCGCCGCCGCTCTCTCGAGGGATGTAGTGAATGATCTGTTGGTGCTGAACTTCGGCGAGTCCGCGCGAAATTCCGTGTCCATCGACCCTGCACCAATCGAGCCGGATTCGCTGGGTGTTTTGAGCGACACGCTGAAATCGCTGCTGGCGGCCGGCGCGACGGCACAAATTGATGTGCCGGCGCTTCTGGATCAGTTGTCGGTGCCACGAAATTCGCAAGCACAATGAAATATCGCGTCGCCGAGCGACGCGGCTAAAAATGGATTTCACTCATGACCCAACTCACCACTCCATTTCATCTTCATGCCGCGGCGCTCTCGGCGGATTCGCCGGTGGCGCCGGACGGGGACCTTCCCGCGGAAATCTCCGGCCAGCCGGCGACGTATTTCTGGAAGGATCTGATTCACGTCGGCGATTACGTGCATCCGACGCGGAAATTCTCGCTGTCCGTGGACCGCGATCGGTTGAATCGCTGGTCCGACACCGGCTCGCAAATGCTGGCCGAGGGACTGGCGATTCCGATCAATTGCGATCATTCCGACCGGGCGCGGGATGTGGTCGGATATGTGAAGCAATTCAAGCTCGACGAGGATCGGCTGCTGGGGTTGTGCCAATTTATCGGCGAGGATGCCGCGCTCGTCGCCGCCAGAAATCTCGTGTCTGTCGGAATTGATCCGGATTTTACGGATGGCCAGGCGAAGAAATGGGGCGAGGCGATTGTGCATCTGGCGCTGACGCCGGTGCCGGTGGTGCCGAAGCAGGGGCAGTTTGTCGAGGCATCGCAGGCGGAATCGGACGCGTTGACGCTTCAATCACCGCCTCCGGAAGTACCGCAGAATGATCCTGACGAAGGATTGCAAATCCCTTGCACCCAGGAGCAATTCGATGCGCTAATCGAATTTATCGAGGATCTCGAACCAACCACCTGCATCGCAAGCATCATTCAATATCTTCAAAGTATTACCGATCAATCCGAGGAACTATCGGCTGCGCGGAAACAAATCGCGCATCTCTCAGCTCGCATCCCGCCGACGATGAACGATGAGGCGCAATCCGCAATGATCGAAGCGGCCACCGCGCGGTTTGACACAGCCGTACAGCGCGGCGGTCTCTCGCCTGCGGCGCGTGACCGTTTGGTGCGCCTGCTCGTGCAAGCCCCCGACGGCCAGGCGAATCTTCTGACGCTCTCCCGTCAATCGAGTCCATCCGGCGACCGCGCTTTGGCCCTGTCGATAGCCGACATCCTGCTCGATAATCGTCCGATTTCACCGGGCGAAACGACATCGCTGCAATCCATGTCGCGAGCGAGCCCGGGGGAGGATGCGTCGCCGTTGGAACAGCTTCGGCAATATATGACGCGTGTCGCATCGACGTGATGTGACAGGGTGACAAGGTGAGGGGGTGACAAGGTGACCAAAGGCGCGCGTTTTTCACCTTGTCACCCCTTCACCTTGTCACCTTGTCATCCCAGCCACTCGATTCCCACTACACAACCCCAAACCATTCTTTTCGAAAGGTCTCCCCATGCTCCCCACTCCCCAAGGCAAACCCGGCGTGGTTGGTAATTTTGATTCCCAGCCGCGCGAGGTGATTTATTCCGGTATCGAGCGCACGCAGTTCTGGGCGCCGCCGGTGACGATTGACGGTACCAACTCCGGCAATCCGACCAACGCGCCGTACACCTGGCTTCTGTGGGCCGGGCAACTTTTCGGCCGGATCACGGCAACGGCGAAGTATGCCAACAGCATTCTCGGTTTGACCGCAAGCGCAACCGCCAGTGGCGCGACGTCCATTGCGACCGATGTAAACACCGCGGCGGAGATCGTCCGTCGCATCGGCGCCAGCGGGACATTCAAACTGACCGGCCCGCCGGCGGCGAGTGGAACCGTCGCGACGCAAGTCGTCACCTATTCCGCGGTGAACGTCACAACCGGCGTCATCACCTGCACCGCCACCAGCGCCGCGGCCGTCACGGCATCGCTCATTCAGCCGACCGATGGGAGCGAAAATATCCTGACGATCCTGTGCGAAACCAATGGTTTGCAGATCGTCGATCAGACGTACACGAATCGCGTGGATGTTTTCACCGGCAGATTGCTTGCCAGCGGAGGCACCGTCAACACCGGGATGATCGTGAATTATCCGAGCGATCCGAGCCTCAAGACGTGGGTCAAATCCGCGATCAAGTCGACATGCTCGGGGACGACGTTTTTGGATGACATCACCGGATGATCCAAACTATCGGGAGTCTCCCAGTTCCCTTCCGCATTCAAATTTCCACCGAGGTCCATTCCCATGGCTTACGTTTCCATCAATGACATCCTGGGCGCTCCCAATCTTTGCGGGATCATCCAGAGCACCACCAGCGGCATTCCCAACCCATTCCCGCCCGAGTTTTTCCAGGTCGATCAGACCGTGGATGGAGACACGGGCGAATATCGGGTCTTCAGCGGCACGCGCACCAATGCGACGATCTCGCCTTACGGCGCTCCGTCGAAGAATCGCCAGTTGCGCGACATCGGCATCAAGGCGGTCAAGCTGCTGCACAGCGTCGAAAACATCGTCCTGCCGGTAAAGGATTATGTGAATCTGCTCAACTACAACGACCTGGGCAAACAGAAGCTCGGCATCGATGAAGTGAGCCGGCAAATCCGCGAAGCGCGCTGGACACAGGACAATCTGCGCATCAGCGCGTTGACCAGCATGTTGTTCAAGACGCAGATTTACTACGACGGCCTGGGGAATCTGCTGCCATCCAGCACCGGCGCGCAAACGATCGTGGATTACACGGTTCCGGCGGGAAATCAGAATCAATTGGATGTGTGGGGAACAGATTCACCCATCATCTCGACCGCGTGGAACAACACTTCGGCCGTCATTGACAAGCAGGTGCAATCGCTCAGTCAGGCGGCGATTCAACTGACCGGATATGAACTCAAGCATGCGTTCTATGGCAAGAACATCCCCAACTATCTCACCAGCAACGCCGGGCTGGGAAATTATTTTTATCGAGCCGACTACGGCCCGGATGCGTTCAGCCCGCAGTACATTGCCACCGCCGACATCCCCAATCCTCTGCTGGGCTTGACCTGGCACAAGGCGTATCAGAGTTTCTTCTACGACCAGAACGGCAATCGCCAAACTCTGGTGGGCGACGATCAGATTGTCTTCACGCCGGACCCGAGCACATCGTGGATCGGATTCCTGGAAGGAACGTATCCGGTACCGACCAAAGCCGGCATCGTCACGCCCGCCGAGCCGAGCGTCGTCAGCGGCATGCAGATTCAAAGCGGCATGTTCGCCTACGGCACCGCCAGCGCCGATCCGCCAACGGCGAAGATCGTCTACGGCGACACGTTCCTGCCGGTGCTGAAAGTGCCCAGCGCGATTTTCGTGGCGACGGTGAAGTTTTGATTCGTGACAAGGTGACAAGGTGACCCGGTGACAAGGTGACCGAAAGCCGAACCCCGTTTTCTTTTGTCACCTTGTCACCCCCTCACCTTGTCACCTTGTCATCCCCCTATGCCCGACCCCTTCACATCCGCCTCGGCCGCTATTCTTTCGGCGTTGAAATCGTCCGCTTCATTCGGGGCGATCGTTCAGCCGGGGAATCTGATCGACATGACGGCTGCCAATTTCGAGAAGTTCAAGGGCCAGATTCAGTCGGGGGATACGCCGGAGGTGGTGCTGTTGCCCGAAGCGTTCACGCTGCAGCCGTTCGGGGCGAATTCGCTGGTGGCATCGTTGAGTCAATCTTATCAGCTCATCGCCACGCACGATTCGCTGCGATTGACGAGCGTGAACGCTCTGAAATTCGCGGCGATGAGTGCGCTGCTGGCCGCCGGTCCCGATTTGGGGTTGGGCGGGCTGGTTAGATCCTGGGAAATCAAACAGGGCAAAGACGATCCCTTCGGCCAAACGCAATGGCGACGCGCCACGCAAAGATGGGTGAGCATCATGAGTATCTGGGTTTATATGGACCTGAATCGGTCGACTTTGCTTTCATCGCAATAGAAATGGATATTCAATGGCTACGACTCTCACAAATCCCTCCGTCTCAGTGACCGTCAAGGCTCAACTGAGCTCCGGCGCCGCGCCGGCGCTGGTGGCCGCACAAGTGAATCACAGCCCGAACTTCGGCGTCGGAGCGGGAAACACCGCCGGCAACGTCGATCGTTGTTACTCCGCTCCATTCACGGTTTCGGCCGGCACGCCGCTGACGATCAATCTCACCACCGCGTTGGACCCGATGCAAAACGCCATCGGCATGTTGCACGCCACCGGGATATTGCTCGAAAACGACAGCACCACCGCCGGCCAGGACATGAGCATCGGCGGCGGCACGCATCCGATCTCCGCCACCGACAGCGGTTTGGCCCAGGCCAACGGCGGCGTGCATCTGATGTGGAATCCCAGCCCCGGATACGCCGTCACCTCCGGCTCGGCGGACACCGTCACCATCACCGTCGCCGCCGGCACGAATGTGCCGGGAAAGATCACGATTCTCGGTCGATCGGCGTAAATCGCAAAAGAAGAATTAGCCACCGATGGGACACCGATGTGCACCGATAAAGGCAAAGTCTGAACAACTTTTTTCTCTCCCATCGGTGCCGCATCGGTGCCCCATCGGTGGCTAATTCCTTTCCCTTCTGTAAGGAACCCTCATGCCCGCCAGCGTTTTTTATTCCGGCTTTTACGGCACCGCCGCCGTCGGTGGCAATGAGTTGCCGATCATCAACTGGGAAGTACAGCCCACCGTTGAGCTTCAGCAATTCAAGAACAGCAAGAGCGGCGGATTCATCATCCGCGAAGCGACGTACCAGGATTGCGTGGTGACGATCCAAATCGACTACGACTTCGGCAACAATCCCTTCGCCGCCCCGACAACGCTGACGGCCGGCAGCACGATCACCAACGTGAATCTCTATCTCCATCAAACCGCGCCCGGCGCGCTGAATGGATCGTATTGGAGCTTCAGTTCTCTCATCATCGAAAGCACGCCGCAGCAATTGGTGGTGGACGGGAAGATCACGACGAAGATTATGTGCAAGGGGAATGGGAGTTTTGCGTATCCGAGTTGAGTTTTGAGAAAGTGACAAGGTGACAAGGTGAGGGGGTGACAAGGTGACGAAAACGCCCGCATTTTTCACCTTGTCACCCACTCACCTTGTCACCTTGTCATTCGTAGTCAGGAAAACACATGTCCGAACTCCAAGCCCTCACCGCCGCCGGCAACTCCTCGCTCATCCCCGGTCACACGATTTCGCCACCGCGGTTGATTGAGTGGGCCGAGGCGGAGACCGAGGCGGCGGAGAATTATCTGCGGACCGTCGTTCGCGCCTCCACCGATTTGCCGGTGTCAACGCGGGATTTGTTGCACAGCCGCGCGGTGGACAATCTTCGCAATTCGCCCTTCGCTTTCGGATCGGCGGGGTTCGACGCGTGGGCATTGTCGGCGGCGGCGATGCCATTTTTGCTTTGGCTTTCGCTGCGGATCAGACATCCGCGCATCACTCGCAACTCGGCGGCGGAATTTCTGCGGCGATCTAATGCCGACGACATCATCAAGGCAGTGTGGGATGCCTGGGGATATGATGGCCGAAAAAACCCACCGGCCCCGCCGTTGCGAGACAACCCATCCAATGGCGGGGCCTGTTCCGACAACTCCAGGATCGCGGAATCCCCTGCGACCGCGCCAGCCATCTGACCATTCCGCAGATCATGCAAGTGCTGGGGCTGGAATCGAATTCCACTCCGCCGCATTTGTCCGCAATGCAAAAGCGCGCTGCAATTCTGGATCAAATTCTGCGGCACAATCGCTGGTTCGCCAAACAACTTTTGCATTTACCGACAAGTGTGCTGGCCGAACAAATTTCCGCCCACGGCGGCGGCGAGGCGGATTTGAATCTTCTGCCGGAACAGATCGAAAACTATGTCCAATCCCATTTCCATCTCGGCCGAGGCTGAGCGACGTCGGGAGTCGCAGGCGAGTTCTTCGCTAACGCCAAGGATGACGACATCCGATCCGATTATCGTGAGTCAGTCAGCCGCTTCGCGCGCACATGCAGGTGCGGCGGCGTTATCAGGCGCCGGGAACACATCGGGATCATCGAGCAATCAAGCGGTGCCGGACGCCCAGGCATTTAATGATGCCGTGACCAAATTCAATGATGCCCTCAATTCTCTGCCGACCGTGGCAGTTGTGCGGATGTGAGTATCCTTCGGAGATGATTTTGTCATGGGACTCGACTCAACCACATCCATCACGCTCTTCGGCGTCACCGTCTGGGACGAGGGCACCAAAGAGCAATTTGTCCGCGATACGCCGTCTTCGGCGACGCGAACGATGGTATGCGCCTGGACGGATCGGGTTGCGCTGATCAACGCCCTGCGCGGATCGGTGACGCAACCGAGTCCGGCCGTGATTCAATATGTCCCGCCGGCTTCGTATCCGGACGCGCCGTGGCTTTATGTGGACACCATCGAGGTCGAGGGAATCGCCGGGAATACGGGGCTGAACGTCGCCGCCAGTGGGCTCGTGGGATACAAATATGCGCGCATCAAAGTCACTTACCGCTCGCTGCCCTATCAGGAGGGGATCGAGACCGGCGTGCTCGCGGTGGATTATGGATCGGAATTCATCACACTTTCAGGCCTGACGCCCAGCCTGAAATTTTCTGACTCGACCGGCGGCGATGTTTCCACCGATATCAATCCCTCACTGCGGATCACAACCATCAGTTTGCATCAGACACGAAACAATCTGCCGTCGATTCCGGTTTCCACGATCATCGCTGCCACGGACACGGTGAACGCCGCACTGTTTCAAGGCGCT